TATCAACACTAGGGTTTCCCCTGATCCCTTGCCGACATTGTCGGCAAGGGATTTCTTTTTTTATATATTCATAGGATCTAGGCCGCAGGCCGCAGGTCATCGACTCATGGCATCAGACCATAGGGCGCAGGCCGCAGGCCGCAGGCTCTCAATCAACCCGCGCATATCACCTATATACAAGGCCGCAGGCCGCAGGTCATCGATCCTCGAACCTAGCAACTCGATCGCTTTGTCCGCGCCAAATAAAAATAGGTCGCTGGTCGAGGGGTCGTGCAGCAAGAAAAAACTCACGCCTTTACATCTAAAATGTGAGGAATGCCAAGCTATCTGTGATTTAGATAAGCTGACCCTGTTGTTTTTAACTATTTTTAATTCCAACCATACTGGCACACCGTTCATGCATAGGTATACGTCCGGCATTCCTTCACCAGTGCGGTTTTCAATCCTCTCGAAGTGCGTTTTCTTTGGCAGGTTCTGTTTCAATAACGTCCACAGTGATCGTTCTGTCTTTGGCATCTTCAACCCTCTTCATATCGTCACCAAAAGCGTGTGGGTAGTTCTTCCTGATCGCGCTCAGTCGAGCGACAATATCTTCACGCGACAGATTGTCGAGTTGATGAACGTGGTTTTGTTCGCGTCTGTCGATAGTCAAGCCACCCAGACTAGAGCGAATTTTCTCAGCGTTGATGGCGGCAGAAAACTGACCAGCATCTTCAGCAGCATGAGACAATTCATCGAAGCGTTTAAGTTGGTTGACCAAGGTCACGCCATATTTTCTCTCGCGCTCTTCTCGAAGTTCTTTGATAAGTTCCGGCACTTCTGGAAAAGATTTACCGTCAAGAAGTTTAGCAGCATGGTTCCTCGCGCTGTCGGCAGAATAGCCTGCCTTCCTAGCGCATTCAGCATTGCTGTATCTGCCATCGATATAATGTTTGGCAAACTCTCTCTGTCTATTAGTCAAGCCTGCGGGTCTTCCGCCTTTCCTAATAGTGTTTTCTGTGGGTTCACTCTTTTTCAAAGCAAAAAACCTTTCTTGTCCGACTTGAAGAGGGTTAAAAGTGTGACAGTGGTACAGAAGTGGTACAGCTACAACCGTTGCTCAGTAAGCGTTGTATCACTTGTACCGTTTGTATCACCTTTTTCAGAATTTTTATTTTATTTTTCTTCAACCCAAAAAAATCCTTATTCGCATGCATTTTATTGTTTGTGCTATTGGATATAGTATGATAAGACTTATATAAGATTATATATCTAACCAGTATATCATATATATCAAAGGTTCGAGGATCAAGGGGCAAGGGGCAAGGACATGAAAGCGAAGCCGCCATATATTCATAAAGTAGGTTTAAGGAAGCCGATACTGGGTGCGCGTATCTTGCATATCACTATCAACAATCGGGCTTGGTTGTATAACGCGATGATCAAGCCATTAAAACGTGGGAGTAAGAAGTATGACTAACGATAAACCAAACCTGACTAACACTGCTTTTGCAGACATGCTGGCAGAGCCGTTCGCGGAGTTGCTGAAGCCGAAGAAGTTCTATCCGACTATCATGGTTGAGTACACACCCAGCCGCGATGAGTGGGCGCAGATTGCCGAAGCCATCTGGATTGGTGCATTGGAAGGTGGATCGAACCACTGGATTGATTACATCCACACTGGTGGTCATGTCTTAAAGTCTGGGTTCGATGTTGTGGACTCTAACTTTGATATCGTCATTCACCATGACGATGATGAAGTCGAGAAGGTCAAAGCTTTTGATGTGATTGTTGACGGCATTAATTTGCTAGATCCAGAGCGGCAGCGGCTGGCATTGACTGTCGATGAGTTGGGTCAGTTGGATGCTAACGATTATGATTATATCATCCAGTTGGGTGTATTTGGTAAGGAGGTGTATTGCTAATGGGATCGACATTAAACACACCAAGAATGCAAGGATTTTTGGGTAGAGAATTACCGTTTGAATGTATCGTGGGCGATGAGCCGGAGGTCTGTGAAAACATATTCAGTGGCGAGAAAGTGGGTTTGCCTGCCGATGCGGTTGCAGTTTATGACGTTATCATGGGTGCTCAATTGATGGCTGAAAAGACCAGTGATCCAAAGATGCAGGACAAGCTATACAAGGAAGTCCGCAAGGGTTGCGATTGGTTTATGAAGCACGAGCCGCATGCCTATATGGTTCTGTTGGATTAGGAGGGTAGTAGGATGAAAACCTATGTTGTGGAAATCAATGCGGTGATCTGGAAGCAGGTTGATGTTTGCGCGGACTCTGTCGAAGAGGCAGAAGAGAGAGCGCATGAGATGTTTAATCTGGCTGCGGACGGTTGTCCGGAGCGTTATGACCAACAGACTAGCCAGATTTGGTTAGATGGTAAGGAGATGATGTGATGAACTATTTAAAAGATATGACGAATGAAGATTTGAAAGAGTGTCTTTTGTGTGACATGGAAGGTTTACGCGAGGGCGGATGGATTCCTGATGATGATAGCATTGACGCTACGGTTTCAGTGATCGAAGAAGTGTTCAGACGCATTGACGTTTATTCAAGGGAGAAAGTGTAATGAGTAAGGAAGCTTTTGCAGACAGCCTAGATCATTGGGCTAAGTGTTTTAGGGATGGAACATTGGACGACTCGTTCGCCAATGAGATTGCCTATCTGCTTGAGGACAAAGCGCACGATCTAAGGGTCGATGACCGCGATGAAAAGGGAGCGAAGTAATATGGCAAAGCTAACGAAATTGAAGCATGGCTATAGCCTGCAAATGTCTGACAAAGAGTTCGAGCTTTATCGAAGAGCGATGAGTGATGGCTTTGGTGAAATTGCAGAAGATGAAAACATGAATGACCCAGTCGCAAATTATTTCACAAACGAGGTAAACGGCACTGAAAAAGTAACTTCATGGTTTACCGTAAAAGAGGACAAGCGGATCGATGACCGCCATGCGTTGTCCAACAAGTTAATCACAAATGCTTTGAAGCGAGGGGATATCCAATGAAATATTATATTGGAAATATTGACGAGCAATATGGTGAGTTCGAGGTTCAACAATCCATCCTGTTCGCAACCGCTGGTGATCCTGATGAGATTATGGAACAGCTTGCCAAAGAATGGTATGGGCTGGATGAGCATGACTCTGATGGTCTGCGTGAAGGTATGTACTGGAATGACACTATGGCCTATGGGGCTGGCCGTCACTACGAGGTGACCAAGGCCACATATGATGAACTGAAAGACAAGCGTGTCTTCACTGAAATGTGGGGGGATGGAGATGATGATTAAAACTTTTGAGGAGGTGAAGTAATGGCATTTTTATATAAGGGTACAGACGATTGGTCTGGGGTTAAGTGGTGTGTTCGGACGGTGTACTGGCACGACAGCTATGGTCTCAACGACATGCTGGTTTATGGTGGTGATTACAATCCATATGAAAGCCCCGAAAATCCTATGGTTGAATTCTACGACATGGATTCACTGGTCGCTAACACAGAGACAGGCGATGAGGAGCATGACGCAAGGATCAAGGAGCGAGGTCAGTTTGTCAGTCGGTATTATTTGAATACGTTGAACGGCACTGATCGGGCAACCTATGCATCTGCGCCACAGTTCGAGGACAACTGGGCTAATGGTTTGAACCTGCATGGTGCAGTGGAACGGTGGTCGATATCTGGTGAGTTTTACACCAAGGCTATGCAGGCAGTGAACGCTGACTTTAAAGAGTGGAAAGAAAACTGGATGCTGGAGCATGAGGAGATCGAAGATGCCTAACTTTAAGGTTTACGTCACGGTGTATCACCGGATTGATGTTGAAGCTAATAACGCGGAAGACGCAAAAGAATTAGCTAAAGAAGAAATATGGGACGATCACATTAAGGATGTGATCTTTGATGTCGAGGAGGTTGACAATGATAACGCTTGAATTGAGCCGTATCTGTAAGAATTCAGGACGCAATGAAGGAAAGATTTTACTGACTGGCACTACGTTCGCCGTGACAAGCGAACATCGTAGATGGGGCAAGTTTGAACGCGACATATGTGTCGTGAACAATGGAACCAGTAACAATGGTGGTTACTGGGTGGCTGAGTCGTATGAAGATATACGCGGATACATGAGTCGCAGGGTCACATGATTAAGTGTGGTCATCGGTCGAGTGTAGTGCTGGACAGCAGGATGAAGCATAGCCCGAAACTAGGCTGGCATAAACACAGACGCAGGCAGTGTGATGATTGCGGGGCTAAGTTTTCCACAAAAGAGGTTCGGTCTATTTTATATGAGCAGTTAAAAAAAAGTTCTGAAAGGGAGATACCCGATGAGTAATAAATCATCTATCAAAGTACCGACGTTCGAGGAAATAAGGGAAGCGTTGAAGCTACCTTTGGAAATAACTGTCCGGCATGACGCTATGGGCAGGGTGATCAGGAAGAAGAAGGAGGAACTTGCTGATGGGAAGTAGACTATTTAAGGATCAGTATAACACATGGGCTGATATGCCTTTTGCTGCGATGAACAAGGTCGAGGGCGAAGAGCGCAGGGCAAGGATCGAGGCCAACAGAAAATCAACCGAAGGGCTAGCCCCAGATGCTTTTGCTGACGAGGCTAATATTCCAGAGTCGGATGCCCAAGGAACTTACTACCCTGTAGCAAACATTTTTTATGAAAGAGGAGATAATAATGACTAATGGTAAGAGAGTAACAAGGGATATGCGTATCAAGCTTTTGGATATGCATAACAAGTTGAAGAATATGTGCAACATGATCGAAGAGACTTCAGACTGCAATCTGTCTGACGTTAGGAATCTGCGTCAAGCTGTCGATTCACTAAAGGAAGAGTTTTGTTTCGCCCCGCCTACAAGGCAGGGTTATTACTGGGCTGACTATGTGTTGGAAGAGGACGTTAAAGAAGAGGACGTTAAGGAAGAGGAGGCTGCGTAATGGGCAGAATGAAACAGATGGCCTTAGAGCTTGAAGAACAGTTCATGGACAAAATGCTTGAGGTCGCAGACCGGAGTGAAACATATCTTAGTTTCACTTCGGAGATGGAAGGTCACATGGATATGGTCAGTCACTTAGGTTTATCTGACATCCATGACATGATGGCTGAAACGTGGGGCAACCATGCCGATGATTAGTGCTGGCGATGGCTCATGGCAAAAGCGGTTGGACGCAGGTCAGTGTCCGAAGTGCCGCCACAAACTAGAGCCTCACACCGTCATAGCCGGTGTGAGGGAGGGTACACAATTATTAAAGTGTCCTTTATGCAAGCTAGAAATAATTCAAAGAGACCCGAAGGAGGCTCCGATGATGGAAACTAAATTGATGCCAAGCGAAGAAGATCTTTGCGCCGTTCCAGAAAAG